TATCACCAATATTATTTTCCACTAGGAAAATATTATAACTTATATGAGGCAAATTATGGAAAGTGAATTTAAACGAGTAATTTTACAAGCATTAGAAGATAAATATAATGCACAAATATCAGAAGCCGAGGCTCTTATAAAAATTTACATTCAACAACCGGTTGGTGTAGGAGAGCATGCTCAACATATACAAGAAATAGATAAACAAATTACAAAAATAACTGAAGCAAACGAAAAATTAAAATTTTTAGACACACTATAGATGATTGTAAAAGATAATTTTTTAACTAAAGAAGAGTTTGCAGCTATACAAAAAATATTTTTAGGTCCTGAGATCTACTGGCAGTACAATGATTTAGCACATTTTGAACCTCGTGATCCTAAACATTTTCAATTTTGTCATTCATTATTTGTAGATTGTCATCCTACTTCTGAAATTTATAATTATGTAATTGAACCCTTTAGAAAAAGATTAAATATAAAATCTATTACAAGAGTTAAAGCTAATTTACTTACTCAAACAGTTGAGCCAGAAAAACATAGTTTTCATAGTGATTTTAAAAATAATAAAACTGCTATTTTTTTTGTTAATACGAACAACGGCTACACGGAATTTAAAACTGGAGAGAAAGTTTACTCAATTGGAAATAGATTAGTTGAATTCGATTCTAACCTTGAACATAGAGGAGTGAGTTGCACTGATCAAAAAATAAGAGTTGTTATAAATTTTAATTATTATACATTCTAAGTATGACAAATAAAGATCTTTTTGAAGATGCATTCCCACAAGATAAACAAGTAGGCGGATCTCACTACAAAAACTTTAAAATTCAACCTTATGAATTTATATCTAAAAATAATCTTTCGTTTTTTCAAGGAAACGTTGTGAAATATGTATGCAGATATTTATTTAAAAATAAAATTGAAGATTTAGAAAAAATAATACATTACTGCCAACTGGAAATTTTAAAATTAAAAGATGACAAACATAGTAAAAGAAAATGACTCATCAATTAAATTTTATATACAATGATAGTGATTGGGTATGTCCTAGTGAATATCCTGATTTATCTCAAGCAAAAGAAATAGCAATCGACTTAGAGACTAAAGATCCTAATCTTAAAACTAAAGGATCGGGATGGGCTACCTTTGATGGACGGATAGTTGGTTTTGCGGTAGCTGCGTTTGATCAGCAATGGTATTTTCCAATTACTCATGACGCGGGTGGTAATATGGATTTAGCAGTAACTACTGCGTGGATGCGTGATGTACTTAAGACACCAGCAACTAAAATTTTTCATAATGCATCTTACGATGTTGGATGGTTACTTATGAATGGATTTGAAATTAGAGGTAAAATAATTGACACTATGATTGCTGCCGCAATTGTAGATGAGAATAGATATAGTTTTAGTTTAAATGCCTGCGCTAAAGATTATTTAGGTGAATTAAAAAATGAAACCTTTTTATTAGAAAAAGCTAAAGAGTGGGGATTAGATGCTAAACAAGACTTATGGAGATTACCAGCAGGTTACGTTGGCTTTTATGCTGAACAAGATGCAGGTCTAACATTAAAATTATGGCAGCATTTAAAAACTGAGATTAGTAAACAAAGCTTACATGATGTTTGGGAAATGGAAATGGAGCTTTTACCCGTATTAATTGAAATGCGTAGGAGAGGAATAAGAGTTGACGAAGAGAAAGCTGCTATGCTAAAAAAGGAGTTTAAACAAAAAGAGTCTGAGGTTTTATTTAAAATAAAATCTCAGACCACCCTTAACGTAGATATCTGGGCAGCTCGATCCGTAGCGCAAGTTTTTGATAGAATAGGTGTAGAATATCCAAGGACACCGAAAACCGGAGAACCAAGTTTTACTCAAAATTGGTTAGTTAACTGCTCACACCCGGTGGCTCAACTAATAAGGGAAGCTAGAGAAATAAATAAATTTCATTCAACATTTATAGATTCAGTACAACGATATGTACATAAAGGTCGAATACATTCTGAAATTAATCAACTTAGATCTGACCAAGGAGGAACTGTTTCAGGAAGATTGAGTTATGCTAATCCAAATCTACAGCAAATTCCTGCACGAAATAAAGAATTCGGAGATAAAATTAGAAGTTTATTCTTACCTGAAGAAGGAAAACAATGGGGAAGCTTTGATTATTCACAACAAGAACCCCGCCTGGTGGCTCACTATGCTGCTAGTGTAAATGAAAATTTTACTGGAGCTGATGAATTTATAGAGGCATATAAAAATGAAGCGGCAGACTTTCACCAAATAGTTGCAGATATGGCAGGTATTTCTAGAACACATGCTAAGACAATTAATTTAGGATTATTTTACGGAATGGGAAAAGCAAAACTAGCAAGAGAACTTGGTATATCCAAAGATGATGCTGAAAATTTATTAGGTAAATATCATTCTAGAGTTCCCTTTGTAAAAAGATTAGCTGAATCAGTTACCAACAGTGCTTCTAAATATGGATTTATTAGAACAATAAAAGGACGTAAGTGTAGATTTAATATGTGGGAACCATCAACTTTTGGAATGAACAAAGCAATGAAATATGAAGAAGCTAAAGCTATTTATGGAAATAATATTAGAAGAGCTTTTACTTACAAAGCTTTAAATAGATTAATACAAGGGTCTGCTGCAGATCAAACTAAACAAGCCATGATTGAATGCCATAAACAAGGCTTTCAACCCCTACTACAAATTCATGATGAATTATGCTTTTCGATTAACCAAGAAAATGATATACTAAAAGTTAAGGAGGTGATGGAAAATGCGATCGAAGATCTCAAAGTCCCCTTCAAAGTCGACGTTGCACTGGGAAGGAGCTGGGGTGAAGCAAAAGAATAGTTGCAAAAGATGTAATGGTACAGGTAAAATTGAAACCTGGTATGATACTTCTGAAACTCGTAAGGTAACTACTGATTGTCCTGTGTGTCCTCCGGCTGCGATTGATCTTCAGGCTCTTCGTGAGTCTGGTCTTTAGACTTTTCTTCCAAATATTTTTTACGTAGTTCTTTATAATATTTAGGGTGTCTCCATTCATGTGTCATTTGCTCTCCTTTTTTATATTTCCCTATTATAACATATTAAGATTTTTATTTTTTTTAAAAAAAATATTTTATTAACTTCTAGACGATTAAAAATTTAGGGTGTTCTATTATAGATGCGACAATAATATTCTTTTTAAGAAATAAAGATAATCTGATTTTTTCTAAACTTAGATAAAAACTTTTCATTATTACATGCTAATCCATGATATATATTGGAAGGAAAAACAACTAACCTATTATACTTAGAAGTAATATTAAAAAGTAATTCATAATTTTCTTTAGGAACCCAAGGGTTTACATGTTCATCATATATATTTTCTTTATATTGATTATAAAGATTAGTTCCATCACAACCATTTTTGTTTAAATAAACTATACAATTATATAGACAATCATCTACATGAGGCCACCAGTAGTTATTTTCATAAGGAGGTTTTTCAATAAACTTTAAGTAGTTAGTTGTAACCTGTCCTTTAGCCTTAGCGGGATCTCTTTTAAAAAATTTATATAATTCTATTTCCGTTTTTTTAAAGTCATCACTTTGTAGATTGTGACGACAATCAATAAAATCAATTGTGTTCTTAGAATTTTTTGTATTCCATTTATGAATAGAAGGCGCATTTAAATTTAAAGAGTTAATAATTTCATCCGGATTTTTATAGAAGTCATTCATGTAAAAAACAAAATCATGAACTTCAGTTAAATTTAATTCATTTATTTCAAACATACATTTAGGGCGTACTAAGCCTACATATAAATGAAAAAAAATTAAAAAGCTAGTTTTAACTAGCTATATCGAACAAACCTTTTTTAGATTCATCATCGCTTTCTTCATGAATCTTTTTCTTCAGGTTTTTTATTTCAATGTCCATCCACTTCATATCAGTTGTTACTCTACCCTGTTCCAACGCTTTGTTGGCCCATTTGGATTCCAACTGAAGTTTTTTCGACACCAGTTGTTGTAGTGACATTTCTATCAACCTCCTCAAATGTAATTCTAGGTGTTCCCGCTGAATAAAAAGATTCATCGGAACCTATTATATCTCCTGACTCCACGCCATTTGCAAACGCGTCAAGAGCAGCCTTATCGTTCTCAGCCTCAAGCATCTTATTAAAGTACATATTTTTATATCTTGCTTGGACGCGATATAGCTTCATAGAGTATTATATATCAAATTGTGACAGAAATGCAACTATGCACCTATTTTGGGTTTAGGTTTAGGAGTAATGGTTTTTTCCCCTACTTCTACCCCTTTACATTCAAATTTAATAGCTATTTTTTGTTGATTTACGGTAAATTCATCCATTTCTTTCATGGCACTCATGGATAATTCATACCCCGTAATAATACAATCACGAAAAGAATTAAATTCATAACCAGGAATTTTACTAGCAGGACAGTCCATACTTACAAAACTACAGATGTGTAATATTAGTACATATTTCATCATAATCCTATATTATCCTATATTATTTTTTCCTTGCATATCCCATTAAAATAACTATATTAAGAATATTATAACAAAGAGGATAACATGAAAACAGATAAAAAAACAGAGACACTTACGGCTGCTGTGGAAAAATTAAAAGAAACCAGTTCTGCAGTAGAAAAATATTTAGAAGAAGCCGTAGTTGTAAAACCAGACTGGATTCCTAAAGGTAAGACAGAAGAAAAAATAAAAATATTTTCTGTTACTTTAGATGAAAGTACAAATAAGATTAATCTTATTGTAGATGGAGATGTTTACCGTACCCACACATGCAAAGATAATCTTGCTGGTTCTATTAAGTACCATGAAACTATGGATGCGGTACTTAGAAAATTTTCAGATTGGAGCTTTTATGATAAAACTGAGCAGTAAATCTGAAATCTTTAAAAATTGGGTAGAGGAAATAGATGGAATTCTTTCCAAAACTCAAATTTTAACAGCAACCGGTGATCAGATGGAATATTCTGATCCCCACTTTCAAGACCAAATGAAAAGACTAACAAGTTGTGCATTGAGGTTTACAGATATGCCTATCTACCCTATCAATGAACAAATTGCAGTTGATTTACTTTGGGATGAAATAGAAAACAAACAGGAGGAGCAGGATGCTGCATCAAGAGATATTTAAATTCTTTCTTCTTATTTGTTTATTAATAATACCACCAAAAGTTTTTTTAATAATTATTGGTGCGTTACTTTACACAATCTTGTACTAACCCTAAAGGAGGAAAAGATATGGCAAGAGCAATAAATAATAAATTTTTCGAAACGAGAGATTACTCTATGTTTAGAAAAATTAGAGGCAATAGACCTGTTGATCAGGCACACGTAGAGCAATTAAAAAAATTAATTGCAGACAAGGATTTAATGGATCCTATTCGTGTAAACGCAAACAAAGAAGTAGTGGATGGTCAGCATACATTACAAGCGAGAAAAGAATTGGGACTTACTGTTCCTTATATCATCATTAATTCTGATGATCCGCTTGATGTAGCTAGATTAAACCAAGGCAGACGAAATTGGTCTATGGATCACTATTTAGGACATCACTGTGCTAGAGGTAAAATGGATTACAAAATTTGTAAATCTAAAATGCTTCAGTATGGTTTACCAGTATCTGAAACAATGATTTTATTGTTAAAGATTACTTCTAAATGGAAAACGATTCACGAACAATTTAAACAAGGGGACTTTAAAATCCCTGCAGGTGGAATAGAAAACTGTGATCGTATTGGTGGCCAACTTATGAGTCTTAAAAAATATCTATTAGGAATAGATAATTCTGATAGAAAAATTAAAAGACAAATGGTTACTGCATACATTATAGCTGATAGACACCCTGGCTTTGATTACAACCGATTTAAGAATGCTATAAAAAGCAAATCGGCTTGGTTAATGACAGGAACTTCAGCGCGTGATTACATGCAAATATTCCAAAAAATATACAACTCTGGATTAAGACCAAAAAAGAAAATTAATCTTATTGATTTTTTTGATACCAGAGAATATACAGATAAATAAGGAGCAAACATGGACATCACTAAATGGAAATCTTGTGCTGTTGATATAGATTCATACTGCATAATTAGAGCAATGGGCAAACAAGGGTTTAGAAGACCTGGAAGCATGATTGCAAAATTAGTTGATGAAGAAATTAAAAAGATAGCTAAGAAAGAAGGCAAGAGCTATAAGCTTATGAAGGAGAATTTGCTTGATCAAGGAAAGAAACTCTTGAACGGTAAATAATTACGAGGGTTGGATGGTTAACCTTTAATCCTGTAATAGAGTGGGCCTGGGAGACTGGGCCCACTTTTAATTATGATAAACTTATTTCCTACACCTATTAATTTAATTAAAAATCCCAATCATTCACAAATACGAGATCGTTATATTAATCATTGTTTAAATATTCCGAATCAAGTGCCCCCAGGAGGTCAAGATTGGATATCAAAGAATGTTTTAAATACTTTTGGTACTTATTCCCTTTGGCCCGATCCAGTCTTTGAACAATTAAATACCTGGATTATTGGGGAAGTAAAAAAATTTAAAGATAATTTAGGCTTTGGTGGAGGTGTAGAACATTTCGAATCATGGTTGAATATCTATAAAAAAAATTATTTTCAAGAATGGCACAACCATAACTTTGCTTTAATATCTGCCATTTATTACTTAAAAACTGATAAAGATTCAGCTAAAACTTGGTTTAAAACACCTATTCCTGAGAATCCTAACAAACCCATCTTTAATGAGAATAATCCTTATACTTGGGAGAAGTATTCAATAGACCAGGAAGAAGGTACTTTGATATTGTTTAGATCCGATTTAAACCATTGTGTTGAGGCACATCCTACTGATTCGGTACGAATCACTTTGGCATATAATTTTAAAAAAAATTGACCTGACCTTATTGTGGAGAGTATAATATTAACACTTGATATATACTGAAAAATAAATATAAATAAACGTAACGTATTCCTAAGCCTAGAATGAAAAGGTGAGGCTTTCAAAGCACCTTATTTCCAATTAACAACGAACGCTAATTTAACTTTAATTAAAAGGAGATTTTAGTGGGTAAAGCTGTGAAAAAAAGCAGTGAAGAAGCATTAGACCAGGCGTTAGAAAAGCTTGTATTGATTAGTCCTAATAAGAAAACTTATGATGAACTAACAAGTCTTATGTTTCAGTTGTATTGTGGAAATGACTATGGTTTAGGTAATTTTAGTCTTTCATTTCTTGATAAAATCGAGAAATGTTGGCAATCAGGAAGAAAGCGTTTAGCTCAGGATAAAGGTTTAAAACTGGTTGTTAAAAATGCGTAGCCACGGTGTATATCCACATCCATATCTTTTCCCACACCGTGGTTATGCAGATGAATTTTGATTCTCTTAGCGATATACGTAAGACTACCATTGATTTTTGTGCAAGTTTAGATGGTCCGGCTAAAACCGAGTTAATTGAGGGTATATTCGAGGATTATGAAACTACTGTGAGTATGCAGTCTCCTAGACATATTAGGGGGCACTATCGTGAGTTACTCACCACGCTTGTTAAAAACTTTGGGCATTAGTATCTCAGCTAAAT